GTTGTTACTAATTCCGTATTCCTCTACACGAGCAATCTGCGTTCCTAATACCTCAGGAACTGACGCAATTGAACCGCCACCCGTACTATCAGAAAGCAAGTTCTTACCCGTAAGTACATAAGATATCTTATCTTCTTGTAAGGTTAAGATGTCTGTTTCCCTACCATACAAAAGTTGAATAGGTCCAAACGATTCTTCAAGAGCTTGAAAGTTTACAAGCCCAAGGTTAAACTCGTTAAGCTTGTTTATGTTAGACTCGTTATTGTAGACACCGCTGTACGTAATATCTGATGCACGGTGAGCTTCCTTAAAGTCTTGCGCACTTACCGAAGTAACACGGTTACCTAAAGACAAAACCCTTCCTGCCGCTGAGTCTCTAACCCTATAGCTTTCTACACCGTTTCCATAGCTATAGCAATTAAAAAATGCAGTGTCTACCACACCTGATGTTTGAGTAGATATGTCCTGATTGGTAACATTTCCACTATGGTTTCCAAGAGCGTCAATAGAATAAGACTCAGAACTTTCGTACCATATATCAGCCGCTGCATCAATAGGTTCTGTTTCGAATACCACCAAATCATCAGACCGAATTACCTCCCATGTAATCTCAGTCTTAGATTGTTTTTTATCGCTACTTCCACAAGCAGGAGTTCCTATAACAACAAACCTAATTTCGTTTGTACCGCCTGAGTTTGTTCCTACATCCTTAAACCAACGATACCAAATAGTATCACTGTTTTTGTAAGCATTACCTCCGTAATTATTGTTTGCAGTATTAGTCGTGACAGGGTTATATACATAAGTAAAGTCAGGGCCTCCACCACCTACAGTGGCAGTACCGTCGTCCAATGAAGCCTCAATGTTATCTCCATTAAACCAATCAATTATATCGGTGTAGGTAGCGCTTGCCGTAAAAGTTTTTTCTAGCTCATATATTCTTCTTCCGCATGTTGACTGCTCGCCATCCCCCCTTCCAAGGCGAGTGTATCTAAATGTAAACTTAATTCTACTACCTGCAGGGATATTAAGGGTCTGAAAGTTTCCGCTTCCGTCTGCACTTCCGCTAAGCCCTAGATAACCGACTGTACTAGCAACATCGTCAATTTCGCTTATTGCTGTAGTAGTTCCCGGATTAAGAAATGAGTCTGCTCCTAGCGTTGCGTTAAACCCATTAACCTTAATCTTAAGGTAGACTCCTTGAGGAACTATAAATGTATCATCTGTATCTAAAATAAACCCTTTTTGCTCAACGGTCTTGTCAAGAACAGTTGCATAGACACATCTTAAAATAGGACCATCAACATCCTTCTTAACTATCAATCGCGTACCCTCCTGAGACTTAGCGGCATTCTCGCCCTCTACCAAAAAGTAGTTATGGGCCGTAACAGGGTCAAAGAAATATACGCTAGAGTATATGGTGTCATAAGTGTCGGCATCAGCCTTAGCCGCAAACTTATACCTAGTAGCAAAATAAGGAGCTACCTGCGAAGGGGGGATAGTTATACGAACACTATTTTTATTAGGAGAATCACCACAAGCAAAAAACGCTGTGTTGTTATTACTAGTTAGTACAGTACTAGACCTACTAAACTTATCCATATAAATTATCCCAAACTGATACCCGCGATTACTGTGAAGGCTTTCGGTATTCTCTTCTTGTTGAAAAAATACCTCAAGAACATTGATACTGCAGTACTCATATACACCCAACGAAGGGGCAGCTGTACTGTCCACATAGCGCATAGCGGGAAACTGAAATATAATAGCGTCAGTGCCCGCCGAATGAGTCAATCTAACAGGCTCTGCAGCAGCGTCAATTCCGCTTACATATTTACTTACAGGGGAGGGGACACCTCCCGTTAATGCATCTAAAAGATTACAATTAAAAATGTCCGTTAAAGTAGTTCCGGTACAATACAAAGTTGGGTCGGTCTGTATATTACTAGCAGTACCTACTGCGCTTGCAAATGATGGCGAGTTAAATAAATCAGTAACATTGGCGTAGTTCGCGGGAAGCACATATCTCCACGTTACTTCTGTTCCTGCAGTTTGAACCGTAGGAACATTAGTCATGCCATCGTTTTGAAAAGATTGGTGGTTAATCTGAAACGATAGAGTAAATGCGGAGCCTTGCTTTAAAAGGGTATTTACCTCATTAAAGTTTATTCCGATTAATGAGTCTGCGACCTGATAGTTAGACGGAGGACCATAGTTATATACTCCTATACCCTTAGTACTAGTTAACTCTGTAATCCCTATCTCTTTTCTTATCTCTGACGTTTGATAATCAACTTGAGTAGGATTACTTGCGGTGTCCTTTAAATCCCAACCCTCAATATAGTTCCCATACATAAGGCGGTTACCCATAAGGGTTTGAGCCTTAGCCAATAAAGGAACGTTGTCATATAAGCGAAGGATTTCATCGCTAGGGAGAACTGTATATATTTTGCTATTAGTAAAAGAGTAATCGTATGTAGTATTATCTACATATCCTTCTTCTAACTTGTCAAGCTTTTCAATTACACGGATAATATTATTGGCTATCTCTTTAAAGAGAAGGTCTACTCCTTTCACTAAACTATCCCCTGAGTTAAAAGAAATAGTGCAGGTATTATTTACGTTTACCATCCCTTCATTAAGAAAGGAGCTTTGGCTTAATTCGAAAGGACCGGGAGAAAAAGCAGGCTTAGACCAACTAGAAGTAGCAGAATACTCATCCTCATCATACCTATATCGATAAGCAAAACATATAAACCTCTCCTCTAAAAAATTCTCCTCACCTCCAACAAGAGCAGGAGATATATCAGGAGACTCAATAGGAGGAGCTTTAATAACCAATATATCGTCATACGTTATAGGGTCATCTAAATAGGATACGAGAGGCTGCGGGTATGATTTCTTAACGTTAATCCTACGAGGAGGATTAAGGTTATCTGTGAAAAATAAAAGGTCGTCTACTAAATTGACCCCGTTAACAAGATACTTTTCGTTAAAGTTAAGGGTGGTATTTACCCCTCCTCCATCATCACAACTGACAAGGTGATATGTAGTTGCCCCCGTGATAGTATTATAAGAAACAATGGCATCTATTTTCCCTGTACTACTTGGGAATCCTGAAGGCTGATGGACAAACCAATAAATCGTCTCATCAGTTCCATCCTCAAACGCGCCTATACATCTAGCATTGCTTCCAAAAGAGACATTGTTAAAGATTAAATCTACAAGCTTAGTATTGCCCTCAGAGTTTTCTACACTTCCGATATCACTTTGAGATGTAGAACCCAATCGAATGTTTAGAGCATCGGTATACTCTCCGTCAGGAACAAGACGCTTATCAAGTGCCTTATTCATACGCCCCTTCAGAAAATTTCTAGTTGTAGTAGCCATGTTATTTTATCCACTTGTCCTGCCCGCGCAGATTCATTAACAACTTACCGGGGTCTATACTACTCATACGAATCTTAGCGTTTCGAAGAAGGGCAGCCTTTTTCTTTTTCGCTCGATTCACAACGTACTCCTGAACACCAAACTTCGCATCTAAAATAGAATATTGGATGTAAGCGTAGATGTACTCTTCAAACATTTTGTTGAGACTTATCTCTGAATTAACACCATTCTCCATACCATCAGATACATACTCAAGGATACATAGCTCTCCATTCATCTCTGAGCTAAAGTTAATTACCCCCGACTTCTTGTTGATGCTAAAAGTGGGATTGGCATTAGCCGTCTCGGTGTTAAGACCAAACCGTGCCCCAATCTGATAATCAAACCACCACCCTCCATCTACATTGTACCCCTCCATACCATCGAACTGAGGATTGTTTTGATTGAGGTATATGCTTTTCTTTTGACCTGTAATCCTATCATAATCAATGTCCGAGAACTCAGGACGAGCAATGTTTCCATCAATATCAAAAAGAATATTGCAGTCATTATCTTGAAGGTAAGCGTTACTCCAATTCGTTTGGATGTTCTCGGTTAAAGGGCGAAGGACTCCATTCTGATACAGGGACATACGAACCCAATTAACATAGTCAGGAGGAAGGACATAACGAAGTGTCTGACATACAGAAAGCTCAAGGATTTTTATCTCCTTAAGAGCATCATAGTTTAGCTCCTGAATACCACGCTTAGCATGGAACATAATCTTATACCGCTCCTCGTTATTTACAAGGGAGTGGTTTCCGCTATACATAAGAAGGAAGTTGGTGACAATATCAGCTAAGCTTACATACTGATACGAACCCCAATTTGCATTCTCAGGAGCAACGCCTCCATTCTCATAGTATTGATAGTCAGTAATATATGCCATAATGATTATTGTTGTTGGTCTAATGTTTCCTTAGTGGTAGCATACTGAACCACGGCAGTCTCTCGAATTTCCATGCCCGCCATCTGAAGAATCTTATTAACTAAAATATACTCATCATCAATTGACAACTCGAAATCTTGATAGTCTGCCTGACTAGAATCAAACACAGGTTCTCCGCCCGTCACATTGGTGAAGGTCCACTTAGGAGCAAACGGGTATCGAATATACTGAGCCTCAACTGCAGTAAGAATATTGAATGTAGCAGGATATGCGGTTAAAAATGCTCCTGCTAATGTGTAAGCCGGATATGTAGTGTCAGGCGCTGTTAACAATGAATTGTTTAAAAGAGTAATCTTACTATGAGTTATAGCTTCAGCCTCTCCCGTAAAAGTTCGCGGTGTAGTTGAGGTATCATAGCACAGCACTTTATTCAAAAGATAAAAGTCATCTCCTGTAGAGCTTGCCCCTTGCTGTGTAGATGGTAAGTAAAACTCACTGTCTACATTGTGAGGTAGGTCTCTCGTTACAGAAAAGTAATCGATTACCTCAAGCATCTGCTTAGTCATATTGGCATACTCCGTGCCTGACTTCCTCATATTTTCGTTGTTAATAGCAGTATTGTAATCAGAAAAATATTCATCGAACAACTCTAACTGTGCTTGTTTGGCATACAGATTAAAATCTTGAGGAGAGATATATCCGTAATTGTTCTTGTTTAGGATACCAAGAACTGTATTTCTTACCGAATTAATCATGGGGGGGCCTTTTTCCAAAGATAGATAAAAAAGAAAGGGAGCCTATTGGCTCCCCTCTTCTCTTACAATATAAGACTTAGTCTATTTAGCTGTTAGATAGTTCTCTAAAGACTTGAGAGATTCTAACCCTTCATCAGTAAGAAAGTACTGCTCACACGCATGGTATGGGTCGCTTCCAAATGGGATGGTAATCATCTTCTTTTTATTGCTTGGAGTACTAAACCAAATCTCGGTCTTGTCTCGTCGGAAAGACAATAGACCATTAGAGAAAAACCCCTTAACATTGGATTGCAACGAAAGGTTAGGGTCGTTAAGAACCTGCAAGAAGTCACTAGGATTGTTCTTGGCAAAAATCAATAAGTCTCTACGTAGCTCAGCGCTAGTTTGATTGCTAGGGTCAATACCAAAAGCTACTCGAACAATGTTTTCTACCTGCTCAATATCTAACTCACGGCATGCGATTAACGCATCTACCTCTGAGTTTAAAGTAGCAATTTCATCAGCTGCTTCCTTCTCTTCATTAATCTCTTCAAACTTCTTTCCGT